GATGATCCAAGAGATATTTTGCCAGCTAACATTTTATAACATGGAGGCACCATGCCAGAAATAGAAAAAATAAAATCAGAATCAGAACAAATGGTTCCGATTGATACATCAGGTGATCCCGTTGATGTAGAATTAAAAGACGATCAAACAAAAGAAGAAGAAGTAGTCGCAGAAGAAGTAGTCGCAGAAGAAGTACAAGAAACTACATCTGATAATAAAGAAGAGGCAGAAGAATATTCTCAATCTGTTAAAAAAAGAATTGATAAATTAACTTTTAAAGTTAGAGAAGCAGAACGCCAAAGAGAAGAAGCTCTTCGATATGCCCAATCAGTTAAAAAAGAAAGAGATGAATTAGGCACTAAAATTAAAAAAGTTGATGATGGATATTTAACAGAATACTCTGCAAGGGTTAAATCTGAATTAGATAAAGCTCAAGCTATTTTAGCTAAAGCCATTGATGATGGAGATGCTAAAAAACAAGTAGAAGCACAAAAAGCTATTGCTAAACTTACAATTGAAGAGGAAAGAGCTGCTTTATCTTTAAAACAAAGAGAAGAAGATAAAAAAGAAAAAACATCTTCTGAAACACCTTCCCCTGCTCCTCAACAAGCACCTCCCCCTGCTCCTCCTGATCCTAAAGCGGAAGCATGGGCAGAAAAAAATTCATGGTTTGGAAACAATGAAGGAATGACTTATACTGCTTTATCTATTCATAAAAAACTTATTCAAGAAGAAGGATTTGACGGAAAGAGCGATGAGTATTATAAAGAACTTGACAAACGAATTAAAAAAGAGTTTCCTCATAAATTCGAGGATAAAGACAAGAGTAATCGAGTAGTTCAGACGGTTGCCTCTGCAAATAGATCTACTAAATCTGGACGCCGCACAGTGAGACTCACACCTTCACAAGTTGCGATCGCAAAAAAACTCGGTGTGCCCTTAGATGAATACGCAAAACACGTGAAGGAGGCGTAAATGGAACAAACTGAAAATAAAGTTGAACAAATTAAAAAGACCTCACGCAAAGCTGAAACCCGTGAAAAGGTTGCTCGTAAGAGAGGATGGGTTCCTCCATCAAGCTTAGAGGCACCAGAACCACCTGAAGGATTTCACCACAGATGGGTTCGTGCTGAATTTAGAGGTGAACCAGATGAAAAAAACATTATGGGTCGTCTTCGTTCAGGTTACGAATTTGTTATGTTAAGTGAATACCCTGATAGGTTAGACTTACCGTCTATTGCTGAAGGTAAATATAAAGGTGTTATAGGAGTTGGTGGATTATTATTAATGAGATGCCCTATCGAAGTTAAAGAGGATAGAGATGCTTATTTTAGGCGTCTTACCGATGACCAGATGGCTTCTGTTGATAATGATCTCATGAAAAACGAGCATCCGAGCATGCCTATCTCAAAAGAGAGGCAAAGCAGAGTAACTTTTGGTGGAAAAAAAGACTAATTCGTAGGATTTTTGACCTCCAAAACTATTAAAAGGATAACAATATGGCAAATATTGATAGCGCATTTGGTTTAATTCCAATTGCAAAAGTTGGTCAAAATCCAAATAATGGTGGTTTAACTCAATACACAATCGGTGATAATCAAAGTACAGCTATATTCACAGGGGACCCCGTTACATACAAAAACGATGGAACTGTTGAAGTAGGTACTGCGAGCACTGCATTTTGTGGCGTGTTTAGAGGATGTTTTTATACTGATCCTTCTACAAGTAAACCAACATGGAGACCTTACTTTCCTGCGAGTACATCACCTGGTGATGCCGTAGGATTTATAGTAGATGATCCACAACAATCATTTATAGCTCAACAAGACTCTGATTCAGTCAATCTTGTTGCAGCAAATTTAAACGAAAACTGTAATCTAGTTTTCGGAGCTGGTAACACCGTTACGGGTGTTTCTGGTGTTGAAATAGATTCAAGCAGCAAGAATACTACTGCTACTCATCAAGTGAGATTAATTAGTTTTTGGGATACCCCAAGCAACGATACTACTGCTAATAACAGTGTTTTCGTAGTTAAAATTAATAATCACCAACTTATGGGTGGTACTGGTACTGCAGGCGTATAATAGGAAAGGGAATAGATTATGGCAATTAATAGAGCCCAGCTCGCCAAAGAGCTAGAACCTGGCCTTAACGCCTTGTTCGGTATGGAGTATAAAAGATACGAAAACGAGTCTGCTGAAATTTTCAGTCAAGAATCTTCTGACAGAGCTTTTGAAGAAGAAGTAATGTTAGTAGGCTTCGGTGAAGCAGCGGTAAAACCAGAAGGATCTGCAGTATCATTTGATACCGCAAAAGAATCTTTCACTGCAAGATACGTTCACGATACAATCGCATTAGCGTTTGCGTTAACGGAAGAAGCAGTAGAGGATAACCTTTATGACACTTTATCTGCTCGTTACACTAAAGCTTTAGCAAGATCTATGGCTTACACTAAACAAGTAAGAGGAGCGAATGTGTTAAACAATGCATTTTCTGTTACTGGTGGTGATGGTGTTACATTAGCTAGCACAGCACACCCAACTACTTTTGGTGGCACTTTCTCAAACAGAAGTGCAACAGACGCAGATTTAAACGAAACCTCATTAGAGCAAGCGATGATTGATATTGCCGGTTTTATTGACGAAAGAGGATTAAAAGTTGCAATGAATGGAAGGAAAATAATTATTCCTGTAAACATTCAATTTGTAGCTGATAGAGTGTTAAACTCTACTCTTAGAGTCGGTACTGCTGACAACGACATTAACGCACTCAGAAATATGGGTATGTTACCAGAAGGTTATGTAGTAAATCACTACTTAACTGATACTGATGCATATTTCATTAAAACTGATTGTCCTAATGGATTTAAACACTTTGTTAGAGCCGCCCTTGCTACAGGCATGGAAGGTGACTTTGACACAGGAAATATGAGATACAAAGCTCGTGAGAGATATAGCTTTGGTTACTCTGATCCTCGTTGTGTTTATGCATCTCAAGGTAGTTAATTAAACTTACACTGGATCCTCCCAGATATGAAGAAGGCGGTTGCAAGACCGCCTTTTTTATTTTATAAATTATTTTAATGTTAATGTTGGTAAACAGTTATAAGAATTGTTTACTGGTCATATTTTAAAAGGAGACTGACATGACAACACATTTTAATAATGGCGTTACTAACGTGGTTAAAGACAAAAGCCCGTTAAAGAACGCAATGATGCCTGATCCATTTCCCGTTACCAACACACAAGGTGGGGGATATGATTTTTTAGGTCAAACGTCGTACATGGATGATTTTTATTCATTCATTACAAGAACTAATACAAGTAATAATGGAAGAGGTTCACCAGGATGGTTTGTGAGCCAAACTGCTAGCACTCAAACATGTGCACCGATAGGAGACGCTCATGGTGGATGGTTACAACTAGATGAAGTAAATGCAACTAATGATGCTTATAATCAAGTCAATAGTTTTACTGCTTATCAATTAAGCACAAAAATGAATTGTGGTTTTGAAGCTAGAGTAGCCGTTGAAGATGTTTCAGCAACAGAAATGGTTATTGGATTAGTTGATACAGATACAACTTCTCAAGTGGTAAATATTACTGATGGAGTATATTTCTCTAATTTTGCTGATCCTACTTCAATTACCGCTGGAACTGGTTGGTATTTACACGCTGAAAAAAATGGAACAGTAACTTCAAGTGATGCATTAGTTGATCCTTATACTGGTGATACTTTTGTAATTGAAGATGGTGCTTTGCAAACAGCGAGTGCAACTCAATTAGCAACTCCAAGTAATTCATTTATTTGTGGATTTAACATTATTCCTGAAGGATCAAATGGTAATGTAAATACTGCTGTAATTCAAGCATACTTAGGTCCTGTTGGAAAACAGCCTTTGCCTGTTGCATCAATTGCAACTACTAATTTACCTGATGATTTAGCAATGGGAATTATTGCTGGAACTAAAAACAACACAACAACCGCATCTATTATGTGGGTTGATTATGTTAAAGCGATTAGTTCTAGAAGCTTTGGTAGTTCAACTACGAAGTAATAACAATTAACCGAGGTAGGGTGTAAAAGCCCTACCTTTTTATAGGAGATAAAAAACATGAGTATTCAAGGACCGATAAGTTCGTTCTCTGTTACTGCCGCTGGTTCTAATCAAAGTATATATGCTGGTCCTGCTAGGATTTTAGGTGTTTACTACATGAATGATGCTGCTACTGGCACCATTGTATTATACGATGATGCAACGGAAGTATTTAAAATACAAATACCAGATGGCTCTTCAACAGAAAATGCAAACTACATTGAGTTTCCAGGAGACGGAATTAGAGTTGATACAAGTTTAAAATATACATTTACATTAGTAAAATACGGGACGATCCTTTATCAAAAAGGATAGTTCTAATGAAATTACTGTTTTTTGTATTAAGTTTTATTTTAGTATTTGGGGTATTTAGCAGTGCTAAAGGAGCAGATACGAACACGGTGAGTTCAACGGTAGTGACAAATAATACCCCAAGCACGGCTAATGCACCAAGTGTCGTTGTAAATAATTCAGATATATGTAAAACTGCCGCAAGCACAGCAGTACAAACACAAATTTTAGGTTTAGCAACAGGTGTTACAATTACAGATGAAAACTGTGAACGTATAAAATTATCACGCTCGCTCTACTCAATGGGCATGAAAGTCGCTGCAGTATCAACATTGTGCGCTGATCCAAGAGTATGGGATGCCATGTACATGGCAGGAACATATTGTCCTTATATGGGTGCTATTGGTGAAGAAGCTAAAAAAGGATGGGAAAAAAACCCTGATTTAGTACCTGCAGGATCATCAATATATAAAAAAATAGAAATAAAACAAAAAGAAAAACAAACAACCGGATTAACTGATGGAGAAAAATTTGCGAAATTTATTTTATTTAGCATGGCTATGCATTCTGGCATCGTGGCCTTCTTCCCTTAAAGCAGAGTGCCCTATAACAGCAACAGGTTTATGTACACCTGGTGTAGAAGAAACTATTGTTATAGATGAAGTTGAAACTATTGAATATGAAGCTGATGGTTATACCGTAACCACAGACACTACAACCACTACCACAACAATTACTACTACTAATGAAAATTCATTAGATATCTTAGATG